AAATTTCACATGTTCTAAAGAAATCCAATCAGGTGATTTCGACTTTGAAACACAAACTTATCCTACTGTGACCGTTGAGCAATACTCTGGACGTGGTATATTTAGCTCATATAAGCGCGATTTGGTAAAGCCTATTGATTATCAAGTTGAAGATGTAAAAGCTACTGTGCTTCAAAATGAAGTAAATGGTGTTCCTCAGATTGAAGATGTTTGGGTGGCAGGTGATCAATTCAAAGTATTGAATGTAGTTAAAGATCCAAGTGGAAGTATTTGGGTTTTACAGTTGAGGAGAGTATAAGACATAATTGTTTGGTTAAAGAGTGTTCATATCATAGCCCGTTAGTTGAGAGGATCTTAGTGTTTGATAGTAAAGTTGTAATTTTATTTTAAACACGGTTTTGTATGCACGACTGCGCCATTAATCCCAACACGATATTTGATATTATTAAGAAAGCAATGAAGGGCACTTTAAGAGATATTTATTTATTTGATGGGGATCCAAGAGAAAAGATTCAGGCGGAATATTTATTCACTGTTAATGTTGCAAAAACCTTGACAGAGAGATCCCAGCAATCAGGTGAACCTTTCAAAATAAGATTGGAAAAGAAAACAGGGCCATTAATTAAGGATTGTTTTCCAATATCAAGGATTGAGAGAGCCTCAATGTTTGAGAAATCGAAAATTATTAGTACGGCAATTTCTTATAATGCGTTAGAATTTAGACATGGAAGAGTTGATATAGCTGTTTATAAAAATAATGATGCTCAGAGCTCTCTGGGCGATAGGGAAGACTCGCCTCTATGTGTAATTGAACTAAAAGCTTTTAATCCAAGTAAAGTGAATATTCTAAAAGATTTAGAGAGAAATATTGCACTTTTGAATTTAAAAGCAAATACAGGCAATAATGCATTAACCTTTACTGTTTTCTCTTCTTTTGAATGGTTTGACGAACTAGAAATTGATAATGATGAAGAGCATATTCAAAAGGCCTTAAGAAAATATCAAAAAATAATTGATTCTTTGAGATTAGATGACGAATTGATAGAAGCAAAATTAGATATCTTTCCTGTAAAAAAAAGTCACGGAGATGTTTATTCTAATTTTGAATATAATAATGGTGTAGTAGAAGATTTATCTGAGATTGATCCTTCAACTAAACATCATTATATTGGGGTGATTATCACTTTTAGAAAAATTAATTAGGGTATTGCTAATTCAACCCACCTTGGTGGGTTTTTTAATGGGTGAAAAATGACGTGGAACGGATTAAGACCATCACAATTCACACTCCAAGTATTACGTGATGGCTAAGAATTACAAAGAAAAATCACAGCAGCAATGCTTCAAGGTGTAATCCTTAGAAGTCCAGTTGATACAGGGGCTTTCAGAGGAAATAATCGAGTTTCAATTGGCAGTGTCGATTACACCAAACACTTTCAGAAAAAAGATACCTCAGGTGCCACAACCATTGCAGATGGAATGGCTAAAATATTGAGCATTCAAATAGGTATGCGAGTTTTTATTAGTAATAATTTACCCTATGCAGTTGCTCTAGAGAATGGACATTCTGGGCAAGCACCTTTAGGTATTTATTCAATAACTTTCCAGTCAGTTACAAGTAGATATAAATGATGACATTATCGGAAGCTGAATTAGTAATATACAAGCGAATTGGTCAATTTACTGGTGTGGAAAAAACAAATCTACGGATACCGAACCAACCAACTGTTGATGGTAAGCCGTTTGTACCACCTACAAATAAACTATGGTGCAAATCCTATATTCAATATGGAGACAGTCAAATAGCTGGAATTGGAAATGAGCCATGTATACGTGATATAGGCACTATTTCAATCCAATGTTTTGCACCAAAGAATACGGGCACAATCAATATGGTAAACCTGTGTGATCAATGGCGTGATTTTCTTCAATCATTTGGTGTTTCATTTCTTGAAGTTTATAAAGTGCATGCGCCACAAGATATGGATGATGACAATTTTTACGCTAAGATAGTGAGAGCAGAATTTAGGGTGAATTGAGATGGATACAGATTACTGGCGCTTTAAAAATGAGCGCCAAGAGTTAATAAATAATATAAAACTGGCTTCCGGATCACCACCTGATTTAGATAGTAAGTCAATCTCAGAATTAATGCGCATCTATTTTGCAACAATTGATAGTCAGTGTTCCAAATGTGGAGGGCATATCACAAAGTTATCATTCACATCTATTTACCCAAATAATAAATCTTGAGTATTTCAAGAATAAATTAATACCAGATTAAAAACTAGCCACTGAGCAAATTATCACCTACCTCCTGAAAGGAGGTTTTTTTATGCCTAGATTAAGGAGAACTTAATGAGTTCTGGAGCTAAACAATTAACCCGAGTTGGTTTTGAAGCATCACCTGGTGTGATTGCAACCACTTGGAATACATTTGCATTTACCACTAATGGTTTAGATGCATCAGCACAAACCACCGAATCGCAAACGATTAAAGATTCTCGTATTGCAGCTGGCACGTTGGTAACTGGCGTTGAAGTGCAAGGCGATATTGAGTCTGAATGGGCTTATGGCATTCAAGATAAAGTCTTAGAGCTAGTTGCATTCAATGCTTGGAATAGCAACGTTTTAACATTTGGTGGTACAACTCGAAAAACACTTTCGATTATCCGTGGCTTTAGTGATATCGATAATTTCCAAGTTTTCACCGGTTGCCACATTAACCAGTGGACTTTATCGATCCCTGATTCTGGTATTGTGACTTCTAAATTCGCAATTATGGGAATGAAGCGTACAGCTTATGAGGTTGCCCCGACTGGTACTGTAACACCAGCAGTGGATGCAGTACCATTAACTAGCCTATCAACTGGTGACATTCTTATTGATGGTGAGAAGAAACCAGGAATGTGCATCACTCAGATTGAATTAACCATTGATAATACAATGCAAATTCAGAAGTGCTTAGACTATGAAAATAACATTGCCGCAATCTTAGAAACCATTATGAAAGGCAGTGGTAACTTTACAATTGCATGGTCCAAAAACACTGCAGAACTTTATGAAAAACAATTCTTAAATGAGCCGATCGGCCTTGAATATTCATTGAAAGACACTGCAGGTAATAAATACACACTCAAACTACCTAAGGTTCAAGTATCTGCGCCTTTGCCAAGTGGTGGCGCTGGTGATGTATTAACTACTCAGTTCTCGTTCACAGTCGCGGATGTTGCACCGACTCTTACACGTATTCCTGTAGTTGCGGGGCCTTAATCATGTTAATTGAAATCGAAGAACAGAAGTCAATTGAATACGTTCAAGAATGGTTTGATTTTAAAGATGGCGTGAAATTACTCATTGCGAGTATTGATAAGCCATCGTTCCAGCGCTCACTTGAACTTAATGGGATTCAAGCCGAGCAAGAGCTTGCAGGCATTAAGGCTGTTACAGATGAGGGTGCAGTTAAAGCCAAATTAGGTTTTAACCGAGCTGTTTCACATTTGTTGCTTGGCTGGGTTGGTTTAATTAGTAAAGATAAAAAGCCAATCGAATACAGCCCACTAAATGCTGAGTTGATTTGTACAAGCTCGAAGCAATCTCTTGAAATTATTGTATTCATCATGGATAAGGCTCAAGAAATCCGTAATTCAAAGGCAGATGAGATTGTTGATGAAGTGGGAAAGTCCTCAAGCACTACGAACAAAGAAACATCAAATGGTGCGAAGAAAAAACAGCAGAAATCTATCAGAAGCTCGGCATAAAACCACCTGAGCGTTTAGAGCCAAGTTACACCGCAAACCATATCATTAAAGCCTTTAATCTAATTTCAAAGGCACGCCGTTTTATTACCTTTCCGCAGGGTGGTGGGTTCTATGACTCACTAACTCTTGCCGATATTAAAAGTTATTTTGATGTGTACGGTTGTGACTTGGATCGAGGGCTTTTTGTTGAGTGTATTTTTGCGCTGGATGGGAAGTACTTGAGTGAAATGAATAAGCCATGAGAGCTATTTAATCAAAACTTCTAACAAATTTTATTTAAAGGTGCACGTATAAGAGAGAACTATTTATATAGTTTTCTTGATTCCAAAACAAAACCCCGAGAGTTGGCGCTTTCGGGGTTTTTTACATCCGCTTAACCGCAAAGAAAAGAGGAGATATATCTATGTCAGAAAATAGTAACACTAAACCCAATATTAGTATAGAGGGAAAAATGAGCAATAAAGATGCTGGTAAAGTAGCCATCATAATGGCTTGGGGGAAGTCGATATCCCTTGTTATAGCAAGCACTGCAACTCTCATGGGTTCACTTGCTGTTTTGGTTTGGCGTCTAAATAGTTAGAGATAAAAATGAATATTGATTTTTAAACCGACCTAAAAATGGTCGGTTTTTTATTGTCCGCAATGCGCCCTTAGGCGCTTTTTTTACGCCTAAAGGAAAAGCCATGGCTGAACAACGCAGCACACTCATTATTGAAATTAGCTCAGAACAAGCAGCACGTAATGCACGTGCTTTAGATCGAGAGCTACAAAGTATCGAACGCACTG